GCGATAAAATGTTCTCTAGGGGTCAATAAAACCTTATTAGATGTAGAATTACTTCCACCCATACATTTAGGAACTATATGGTGAGAATCATACATTTCACCATTTCCTTTAGACCTATTCATTTGTTTTCTTGTGTTTACAAGATTCATATAAATTTTGGTATATTTATTAGTAATAAACACGGCATAAAATGCGAATCTAATACTATTTATAACATTCGTATTTTACACCAATACCGATTATAAGTCAAATACAAGTAACTTCATTATCAATTACTAAATCTTTTGCCTCAACCCACTCACCAGCAATAAAAAATTTATGTTCGGGAGTACAAGAAACTTTATACCCATCATCAAATTCTATCTGTAAAAGTTTTTTATTTTCAAATTTATGAGTGTCTAAGACTTTCATAAATTCACCTTCTTTTGTATAAACAAAATCATCTTCAGTAATATCTTCTATATTTTTATACCCACCACGAGTAAATATTTTAGTTCCAGGAGATAAACATCCACCTGACATTTGCTTACCACCATAAAGACTCATACTTTCATAAGTATGATTTGTAATAATCATTGGGATCTTTGCCTGACCCAACTTAAGAGTCAACATTCTAAAAGCACCTTTGATTAATTGTGCCTTGGTCATATCACGAGTATCTTTTTCGGCAAGTGTATCTGTGATTTCTTTATTAGTAGAAAGCATACCCAAAGAGTCGAGTACAAACATACAAGGTCGTCTTTCATCTTTGGATTTTTTTAGATACAAATCAACTGCCTTGAGAGTCTTATTACGAAAATCTTCAATCGTGACTACATTGACAACCACCAGGCGAGTTGTGTCAATTCCCCTGCCTTCCAAAAGGGATTTTGTGATTGCTGCTTCAGTATCAAAATACAAACAATATCCAGTAGGATTATTGATAAGGAAATTCTTAACGACGGCAAGACTGAAGAAAGTTTTTCCAGTAGAAGTTTCCCCTGCAATTGCAGTAATTTTGTTCCCAGAAACACCACCAAAGATGCTACCAGATACAAGAGCGTTAAAAATGTAGCTGCCAGTATCCACATATGTTTCAGTTTCGTCAATTTCAGATGCCAGTTGTGTGTATTCTCCACCAATCTCTTTTACTATGTCCTTAAGAAAATTTAATTCAGAATCTGCCATTTTTCTATTTATTTTAAATAATTATACTACAAAAACCACTTCAAGTCAATTTTCTTGAGGAACACCTAGTTAAAAAATGATTCAAGATTTGTTGCGTATTCAGTTTTCCATCCAATGGCATCAAGAATTGCTTTAAGTGGAGATATAAATGCCTTTTCAAATTGTAGATCATAGTCTATGTATTTTTCAAGACCCAGTTCATTTGGAAACTCAGAAATAAACGAAATCACATTTTCGTGAATAGTATTTGGAAGTTTAAGATAGCAAAATTTAACCTTTTCTCCATTTTGTATGAGAGAATATTTATTTGTTAGTTTCGCCTCTTTAATATAATGATTGAAAAGAAGTGCTCCACGAACGGCAATCGGAGTTTTGGGAGCGTAAATATTCGAAGAACACTCATACTTACGAACATCAGATGCTGTTCGTGGAAAAGAAATTTGCTCTGGTAAAAGTTTTTCAAATTCTGAACGAGCATTATCAATGAATTTAATTACTTCATCTTCGGTGCCGCTCATCATCAATTTTAGAGCATCTTTAATCATCTTGCGGCATGGTGCAGGAGTAGAAGATTTAACTGCCTCAATTCCTGTTATTTTGAGTTTAGGTTCTTTATAACGAACACCTTCACTATCCCAAACATTTAGAATATATCTCTTTTTAGCAGTCCAGATTCCACGATCAGCAATATTCTCGCGTTTCATTTGCATCTTTTGTGCATAGGCATTCACATAGTCCGCTAATTCTTGATAAGAACTTTCAATATACTTTTCAAGTTTGGCCTCACATATCTTATCAAGGAACGAAACAATGCCTTCAGTAGTTTTCTCCTTTCCTTTGTATATGGTCTCAACCAGAGGACCCATATTAAGATAGATAGAATCCGTATCGGAAGCAATAACGTAATCTACATTCGTAGTCTTAAGAAGTTTATTGAGATATACATTCATCTTACTCTCAATCCAACGAATTGCAACCTGCCCAGAAAAAGTGATTGCTTCTGCATTTGCTAGTTTATAATACCTGAAGTATTCACTACCACAAGCACCATAAGCAGAGTTCAGAGCAATCTTTTTAGACATCTGAATATTATTACATCTGGATATTTCTTTATCCAATTCCTTTGTTGGAGTTTTTTCGTATTTCTTTTTAGCAGAAATCATCTTCTTCTTATATACCACACGATCATTATACATTTTCTCCATTAGTTCAGGAAGAAACCCACGAACATCTTTGCGATACATTGATCCGTTCGCGCATATGCAATAATCTTTATACTCAGAAAAATCGAGTTGTTTGTTAAGTATTTTATCTACGGTTACACTTGGGTGACGTTTTTCTAATAATGTTTCGGGTGAAACATTAAACATCATAATTAAATGAGGATATAGAGAGTTAAGGTCAAAGTTGACAACCCAATCATATATCCCAGGAACAGGTTCCTTAACATATGCACCAGCAAACTTATCACTTTTAGAAGATTTTTCTTTCTGTGGTATTACTATATTTCTTTTTTTGAGATAATTGTAAATAATAGTATCCCACATACGAACCTGTGAAAATACATCAACATAATTTGCCTTCGCATCATATCCCATAGTAATTGCAAGTTCAATCAGTTTCATCTTGTCTTCCAAACGGTCAACAAGTTCAACGTCTTTTATATTATAAGCACAAAATTTCTGCCAACCTTTGGTATAAAAATCTTTGAATGTATCAAACTCAGAGTGATCCAGTTTTTTCTGTCCGAGTTCCACTTCGGCAATATGGTCCAACCTATATGATTCTTGATTAGAAGTTGCAGGAGACCATTTATAAAGTCTCAGATAATCAAGTTGAGAAATTCCTCCAATATCATAAGAAATATTTTTACGCCCATTAACATAAGTCTCACTCTCGGTCACAAGCCCCCAAGGAGATATTCTCTTCATTAATTTTTCACCTAAAATTGTATCAAGGCGTCTAATTAAGTAAGGAATATCATACAATTCACTATTCCAACCAGTAATAACTTCTGGAGTATTACTCTCAATCATCCACCAGTGAATAAAAGCATTCAACAGATCATATTCACTCGAAAAAGAACGATATGTTACATTACTCTGTTGGTTATCAAAGTTACCCAAACCCCAAGTATCAATTTTTTTAGTTGTATAATCCTGTAGAGTGATCAATAATATTTCTTCGGAAGCATTTTCTACATCCGGAAATCCATTTTCCGATGCCACCTCAATATCAATTGTAGTAAGTTTTATCTTACTAATATCAAATTTAATCTCTTCTTCTGGATATTTTTCCGATATGTATTGATAGATGTAATAAGAATTTCCAAATATTTTAAAATTCTCAACTCCTTGATATCTCTTAATAAAATCTCGACATTCTTTTACCGAACCTGGTTGAATTGCCTCTACATAATCTCCACTCAAAGTTTTGTATTCTGTTTCTTTTTTAGATGAGACAAAAAGAGTCGGAGAAAACTTCTCACGGGTTATGAAATGTTTTCCATTTTCATAACCACGAATTAGAAAATGATCTCCGATCATCTGGACGTTCGTATAAAATCTTTCGGACATTATGATGTTAGTTCAAGATACTTTTCAACAATTTCTGGAGTCGGGTCAACGATAGTAAGAATACTATCAGAATGGATCATCAATTCTGACTGATTTGTAATCTCAGGCCAGGGTTTCATATTATCCACATCAAAAAACTCATATGGATTAACCAGTTTGCAATCTGGTTCTCCAAGTTCAGATCCAACCTCAATAATTTCTGTAATTAATACAGTATCAACCTTCAGTAGAAGGCACTTCACATTTCGTTCCATTTACTTTTTCCTCATACATTTCTTTAATGGTTTTAACTGGTTCAACAATAGTCACAATCCAATCTGAACGAACAGGTATTTCACTGTCAGATGTAAAAACAATCCAAGAAGAAAAGGTTACACTGACAGATCCGTCGTCTGGTTCTATCTTACTTTCGGTTAAAAAAACCGAATTGTTGATTTGAATTTTATGTGGATTTGTAAAAAGATATCCACATACCTTATCATCAGATATTAATTCCTTAATATCTGCAATTACAGTATCACCAGATTTTAATACTGCCAGTTTAACAGACATAATCAACCTCCAATTAGACTTATTATAGCATAAAAAAAGGGGAGGTGCAACTGGATTTTACCAGTTACCTCCCAGCAGCAACGATAGTTTAGCTCACTATTATTTATAGATAATCTTTTCTCTTATGTGATTCTGGAACAATTCTTCCTAAAATTACTGTAAGTAATCCGTCCTCAAAATTTACAGAAGTGACTTCTGTATCATCAGCAAGAGTCCAGGTTCTGGTAAAACTTCTTTGTGCTAAACCTTTATGTAAATAATTTGTGTCAGTTTCTTTATCTTCTTTTTGTCCTTCAATAAAAAGTTTTCCGTCTTGTGTATAAACAAGTACTTCTTTTTTAGCAAATCCGGCAAGTGCAAGTTCTAACCTTGACTCCACACTACTGATTTGAACTAGATTATATGGAGGGTAATTTGAAGTTGTTTCGTGAAGATTAAATAGACGATCAAAATATTCGTCCATTCCAATACTATTACGAGTAATCCTATCCATCAGGGCAGGAAGGTCAGCAGATGTGTATCTAGAAAGATTAGTCATTTTTGCTCCTTAAAAAGCGAGATTTGATTGTGCGAACCCTTACGGCATTCGCTATACTAATTATAACAGAAAGCATAAAAAAGGGAGTGTGGAACTCCCTACTTTATTATTCGGTTTTTTCTGCTTCCTTAATATGTTCCTTCAGAGCATCTTTCCATTGCTTTTCAGTATATCCACAAGCAATAAAAAATCTCCTTACCATTTCTAAAAATTGAGTTTGATTTAAATATGGATCATCACATCTAATATTCACATCTTCTTCGGGCAAAATAAACTTGGCATCTGGATTTGTGTGCCAAGCAGCATTTTTGTTAGAATGATTATATCTAAATTCAAAACTTCCAGGAGACATTATTCAGTTTCCTCTACCTTTTTCTTTTTAGATCCAATATTATATTTTGCCTCTAAAATCCAATCATCTTTTTCTTTATGAGCAAGAACTTTAATTTGATTGAGAGGGGCAATATCCTGAACTTTAGTCGCATCAACAATTTCAATCAAACCCCAATCGGCAAGAAGTTGAACAATACGATTACGTCTTTGAACATCATTCACAGTTAGATTTGCGTGTTTTCCATCTAATGCGAAAAGTTCTTTAAAATGGACAATGTAATATTTACCCTGCTTATGAAGAATGTGACAGGACTGATATATCTTCTTTTCTTTACGTGAGGCAACTCCAATCCGTGTCAAGGTTTCACGAACTTTTAAAAAGTCATCTGGTTCATTTAATAGAACCTCAATCATCATTCCTGATGACCAATTAACAATGGGTTCTTGAACGGCACTCATTTTGTTCCTCCAGTCTCAAATTTAGATTTTATAAAATTAAGTTGTTCGCTTGTTAATATTCTTAAAGCCTGTTGTGCCTTTTCGGTATTATATTGATAATACCGTTTGACATATTCAAGATCTTTAATCACATCTTTGCGGAGCCAAGTAGAAAATCTACTTCTTACTCTCAGACTATTTATATAAAAATCGTATTGTAACTTTTTATCAAGATTAGGATAGATATTCATTTCATTAGAGAACATCAAAGAGTCAACATCCCCGGAAAGACAATGATTAATTACATAAGGAGAATATTCTTTTTCAAGTGAAGGATCTTTATCGATTAAATTCTTTTTTGTTTGATTAATTGACTTTAACCAATCTTTGAGTTCAGTCATCAATCAGACCCTCTTTTTTTAATCTATCATAATTATAACATCCATCAAAAGCAAGTTGAATTTTTGGATCTTTATTATAATTAAATAATAAAAGTTCTTTTCGTTGTTTTTGATCTCGCATATATTCCCCCACAGAACGCATCGTATAAGTCAAATCAAACTCGGCGGCATTCCAGTTCTTAAAGCGATCCTTTACAAGTTG